TATTGGTAAAAATGTTAGAACAATGCCTCAAATTAAAATTGATGGTGAACTAATTGGTGGTTATAATCAGTTAGTAGAACATTTTGCTGATAAAGGTAAAGTAAATTTTAAAGGAGAGATTATAAGTGAATGATAACGACAACATTATATTATTTCCGACCAACAGAATTAAAAACAAAGAGACCGTTGAACATCCTGTTGACCCAAAACAACATCAAAAATTAGTAGAAGAACAGACTAAAGAATTTGTTGAAGGAAATGTTGACGATATTGCTTATACATTATTAGATAAATTTGTGAATATGGGTATTAGAACTAATCAAATGACATTTACAGCAGACTTGGCTGTAGTTATAGATACAATACGAGGTCTAATCTACAGAGACTTTGGCAAACCACACCCAGCACAACAACTATCAGACAAAATGGTAACTATAAATTCAAGTAGTGGTAAAAAAACTGCTCGTTTAAATTACAACGAAGTTTTACCTACTAAACATAAAACACATAAACCATTGTCAAAAGATATAGAGGACGAAGTTAGAGATTTATCAGATATGGCTGATATACATTTTACACCTGACTTTGACCCGGAGAATAAATGAATTCGCCTGATAAACTAGTAAACTACGCTTTGCCAGGCAATTGTAGGAGTACATTAAACTCAAAGAAAGGATGTTAAACATATGTTTAATTTTTTAAAAACCCTAAAAGGAGATAAAGTTATGGCAACTGCTAAACTATCAAAAACAGCAAAAGTGAGAAATCTTTTTGCAAAAGGTTCAGATGTTTCTTGGAAACAATTAAGAAACACTTACGACCTTAAATCACCAGCTGCAATGGTTGGTAAATTAAGAAACGAAGGAATGATGATTTACGAAAATCGTGGTTCTAAAGGCGTTTCGTACAGAGTTGGAACACCATCAAAAGCTATTATAGCTGCTGGTATCAACGCTGTATTCGGTAAGCAAGTAGCTTACTCAGCATAATCGTAAGGGAAGGGCCCCAATGGGGCCCTTTTCACTAATTGGTAAACCAAAAGGTTTTTATGACAGACAGCGATGAAAGACAAAGAGCTCTTGACGCAAGTATGGAAAACGAAGCGGCACCACCAAGTCCAATGGTGCAGATTTCATTAAAAGAATACGACAAATTAAAAGAACAAAGAAATTATATTACAGACCCTAGTTTAATTGCTATTATAGATAAAATGGAAGAGTTAACTAGAGCATTAAGAAGACACATTGTCAGAAAGTTTTAATGCTAGGTTTATTTTTTATAGGCGTACCATTATCAATAATTGTATTGTATATAATCATAAAAAATCTAGGATAAATAAAAGTATGAGTATATATTCAAACTGAAGGAGAAATTATGGCACAACCAACAAGAAATCCAAATTTAATGAATCCAAAAGCAATGGAAGCTGTAGCTGGTACTAGAGGTATTAGTGAGAGTGTAGTATTGTTTTCAGAGGTTCTAACAAAAGTTAACAATGCAAAAGATAAACCAAAAAAGATTGCAGTATTACAACAATATGATAATGCCCCATTAAGACAAGTTTTAAAAGGTGCATTTGACCCTAGTATAAAATGGGATTTACCAGAGGGTAATCCACCGTATATTGCTAATGAGGCACCAATTGGTACTGAACATGGTCTATTAAGAAACGAAGCAAAAAGATTGTGGCATTTTGTAACAGGCGCTGACGCTGAAACTACAAAGACACAAAAAGAAACTATGTTTATTCAAATCCTAGAAGGATTACATGCTGACGAGGCTAAGGTATTACTTGGTATGAAAAACAAATCATTGAATAAGATGTATAAAGGTTTGACCGAATCAGTTGTTAGAGAAGCATTTGGTTGGAATGACAAATTTGTTAGACCAGAACCAGAACAAAAATAGAACAAAATCACAAAAAAACAAGTAAAATAAAGCGAAATAAACGCTTGCCTAATGAGCTAATATAGTGTATAGTATACCAATAAATATAAGAAAGGATACTATGAAAAAACTAATATTAATACTTGCTGTCTTGTGGTTTGGTTTAAATGCGTTTGCAAAATCAGTACAAGCAGATGATTACAACACAGCTGTTGTTGCTCATGTTATAAAAGAAAACATAAGTGGTAACGGTGTAGATATGTCTGTACTAGAGGCAGAAATGGCTAAACTTGCATATCAATTTTCTTTAGAAATGACAGATGTTATTGAAAAACATTTGCCAAATATTTTAGAAAGTATAGCTGCTGAATTAAGAATGAAAGCAGATGAAATGTATAAAGAGGAAATAAGTGGCTAAAAAACGAGTAAAATCTGATGTACTTCCTGGCATACCATTTGAGTTTGATTTCTATATGGTGTATTGGGAGGATATTCAAAGTGATTCAGGTTGGCGAACTCTGAAAGAAATTCAGAAAAGCAAACCTGCTATATGTGTATCAACTGGTTGGCTTGTAAAAGAAACCAAAGATGTACATGTATTAATGAGTGATTATAATTATGATGAACATAACGAGTTGAGTGATGGTGGTAATACTACTGTTATACCAACTAAAAATGTTATTCAAAAATTTTTAATCAAAGGTTTATAATGAGAAGGGAAATTATATTATGGCACAAGCGAGAAAATCAAAAGAACTAGACCACTATCTAAAGTCGGTCATCAATTCTGTACCTAAAAAACTAGATAATTTTATGAACGGTAATGATAAGACAATTACTTATTATACTGGTAATTGGGCTACAGATGTATTAAACAACTTTACAGAAAAACAATCAGAAAAAATATTTAAGACCATGTCTAAATATATGAATAACAATGATTTACAATTCTTTCAAAAGAAGAATAAGAACATTGAAATCGGTACTTGGTCAGAGTACGGTGAAAATGAACCAGAGTCTATTTCTAGTTATGATTATATTGTAATACGGAGGGCTTAAATGATACAAAAAATTAAAACTGTATTTGCAACATTAGTGGTAGTTTTTATTGTTGCATTTTCATTTGGTATATGGCACACTTACAAACAAAATAGTATAGAGGCTGCCGAGATTGAAACACAAGAAGTTGTTGACGCATTAGAACAAATCATATCTGTAACAAGACCAGATTTTGAAAGAGAAAATAATCAAACATTTATTAATAGTGTCGGTGCTTGTGTAAACTATATTTACAATACTACAACAGATGTAATACCTGTAAATTTTGAAATATTACTAGCTCAAGCGGCTTTAGAGAGTGGTTGGGGTAATAGTAGATTTGCATTAGAGGGTAAAAACCTTTTTGGTGTGAGAACTTACGACCTACGAGAGCCACATATGTTACCTAGTAATAATCCTAAAAAATGGGGTGTAAGAGTCTATATGCATGAATGTGATAGTGTACAGCATTATATTGATATCATAAATAATGGTAGTGCTTATGAGGAGTACAGAAAATTAAGAGACAATAATGTTTCTGATTCGCTTAAATATGTAGAAACACTTGGTGCTTATGCAGCTGATAAAAAATACTTTCCAAAGTTAAGAAGTATAATTAAAAAGCTAAGAACCGAATACGATATACCAATTTTAAACTAGGATAATATGTTTACAATAATAATAACTTTTTTAAGTGCGATTTCTATATCTGTAATAGCCGCTGGCTATTCTATTATAGGTTTATCCACTTTATTTGCAGGTGCAGTAATACCTATCATTGCTATGGGTAGTGCATTAGAGGTCGGTAAATTAGTTGCCGCCTCTTGGTTGTATAACAACTGGCGCAATAAACTTGTACCTAAAACTATAAAGGCATATCTTACATTTGCAGTAATAGTTTTAATCTTTATTACCTCTATGGGTATATTTGGTTTTTTATCAAAGGCACACCTTGACCAGGTGCAACCTACATCTAGTAATGAAATCAGAATTGAATTGATAGATAAACAAATTGTTCAACAAGAGGCAATCATAGATAGAGCAGAGAATACTCTAAATCAATTAGACAAAGCGCTTGACAAATACATTGATATGGAGTATGTTACAAGAGGACTAAAAGAACGAGAGAAACAAAAAGAAGAACGAGAAGCCTTAAACTTGGTAATTAATACTGCTATAGATGAACTTAGTAAATTGTCTTTAGCAAAGTCAGCATTAGAACTACAACAAGATAAAATAGAAGCCGAAGTAGGACCAATTAAATATATTGCAGAATTAATTTATGGTGATGAAGCAAAAGACCATTTTGACAAGGCAGTAAGGTGGGTGATTATAGTATTGATATTTGTATTTGACCCATTAGCGGTTTTATTATTAATAGCTGCTAATATCTCATTGAGAACACGGAGGGAAGGGCAAGAAGAAATAAAAAATACCAAAAAGGTAAACCTTACCAAAGAATTGCAAAAAGAGAAAGCCAAAAGTGCCAAGCTACGAAAAAAAGAAAGAGATTATAAAGGATTTGTCAGAAAACTAGGTGCAAAAGAACTAAAAGACCTGGATCCTGATGAAATTAGACTTAAATTAGACCAAATTATGGATTGGAATGAGAAGTCTAAGCAACCATAAGGCTTGCCAAAGTGAAAGGAATGTTATATAATGGTTACTATGTTTGATGAACCAACTGAAAGTCTAAAAGATAGACGAATCAAGAACGCAGAAAAAGCTTGTAGAACTTCTACGACCGATTGGTCAAAGAACTTCTGGTATAATGTGTTCTCTAAATTATGTAAGATGTATGACCGTGAGGATTACTTCAGAAAGACGATAAACTAATATGAATGTATTTTATGTAGATAAACATCCAGTAAAAGCTGCTGAACAAATGTGTTATAAACATATTGTTAAAATGATTTTAGAATCAGCACAATTACTTTCTACTTGCCACCGTGTATTAGACGGCCAAGAA